CATTGCCATGGACCCCAACATCAAAATTACCATCGTCTCAAAGACTCAAGAGCGCGCCAAAGAATACTTATACTCAATCAAGCAGCGCCTGTCTCATGAGCGGTGGGCTAAGATGCAGGCCGTCTATGGCTCTACTGGGGGATGGAAAGAAGATGCAGATACCTGGAAAGCAGACCGTATCTACCTCAGCCGTGACTCCACCGAAAAGGACCCGACTGTTCAGGCCCTTGGTGTGGGTGGTCAAATCACTGGTGCTCGTTCTAACCTTATCATTCTTGACGACGTTGTTACTACATCAAACGCTCATGAATGGGAAAAGCAACTGTTGTGGTTGCAGCGAGATGTAATTACTCGTCTAGGTGATTCTGGTAAGTTGCTGATTGTAGGCACACGTATTGCCTCAAATGATTTATACCGCGAGATTCGTAACCCCGACCACTGGACGGGTGGCAAGACGCCGTTTACATACATGTCAATGCCAGCAGTATTGGAGTATAACGATGACCCAGAAAAATGGACTACCCTTTGGCCAAAGTCTAATATCCCATGGGAAGGTTCAGAAGACAACATCCTTCCAGATGAGGACGGCCTTTATCCTAAGTGGAATGGGCCAGCACTGTTTCGCAGACGTTCAGAAGTCTCTCCTTCTGCTTGGGCACTTGTTTATCAGCAGCAGGACGTCCAGGAAGATTCTATTTTCCCCCCTGCTTGTGTCCAAGGTTCAGTTAACAGGATGCGCAAGCGCGGACCTCTAAAGCCTGGTACGCCTGGTCATCCAGAAGCAAAAGGTCAGTGGTACACCATCATGGGCTTAGACCCAGCGATGAGTGGCAACACCGCTGCTGTTATTATGACGGTTGACCGTCAAACGCGAAAGCGCTACATCTTGGATGTAGAGAATATGCAAGAGCCTACTCCTCAGAAGATTCAGAAGTTAATTGAGGAATGGGTTGATAGATATAGCCCACAAGAACTTCGTATTGAGACTAACGCTCATCAGAAGGCTTATGCACTAGATGAAGTTCTACGTACATACTTAGCATCTGCTGGTGTGAGATTCTCTAGCCAGTTTACTGGTAGGAATAAGTGGGACACAGGTTTCGGTGTGGCTGCTATGTCAGGACTGTTTGGGACTATGCGTAGCAATTCTCATCAAGACGATAATTTAATGGAACTACCATCGCAAGATGGCTCAGAAGGTATCAAGGCTTTAATCCAGCAATTAATAACCTGGAAGCCAGATACTAAAGGTAAGACAGACTGTGTAATGGCATTGTGGTTCTGCGAACTGCGTGCTCGTGAAGTCATTGGTACGACCCGTATGGGACAAAGCCACATACCCAATAAGTGGGCAACACGACAACAACAAAGCAATCGCTACATGATAAACCTCAATGACTATGAATTTGGTCAAGACGAATAGGATAACAATGGCAGACATTAAACTCATCGCACGTCGCGTAGAGGCTATGAAACATCGTGCTTATGAGCGCGATACCCAAATGGCTAACGTACTTGCTGTGCGTCAAGGAAAGATGGTCGAGATATTTCCCGACATGTTTCCAGAGGGCATGTCACATGCTATGGTTGCAAACTTTGTTGATGTCGCAGCACGCGATTTAGCAGAAGTATTAGCACCACTGCCATCTATTAACTGTTCTACTACAAATGTAACATCAGACCGTGCTCGCGCGTTTGCTGACAAGCGCAGCATGATTGCCAATAACTATGTTTATCATTCACGTTTACAAACCCAGATGTACCCAGGTTCTGACCAGTACTTCTCCTATGGTTTCTTGCCTATTCACGTTGAAGCAGATTGGGATAACAGCCTACCTCGTATTCGCGTAGAAGACCCAACTGGTGTTTACTATGAGCGTGACCGTTTTGGTCGTTTAGTTGCATACGCTAAGCGTTACAACAAAACATTGATTGAATTAGTCAATGAGTTCCCTGAGTTTGACCGTGCATTGCTAGGTCAGTATGGCTATGACCAGAACCTCAATCAAGAAATTGAAGTTATCCGCTATATGGATAAAGAATCAATTATTTTGTATGTTCCTTCACGCAAAGATTTAGTTCTTAGTTTTGCTAAGAACCCTATGGGCAGAATGACTGTTGTCGTTGCTGAGCGTCCATCTATTGATGGAAAGCCTCGCGGACAATTTGATGATGTAATTTTTGTACAACTTGCTCGTGCTCGTTTTGCAAACCTTGCTATGGAAGCGGCTGAAAAGTCCATCCAGGCTCCACTCGTAGTACCTGATGATGTTCTGGATATGCCTATGGGCCCAGATGCAATCATTCGTACTTCACAACCTAATGGTGTTGGGCGTGTTCGTTTGGACATTCCCGCGGCTACTTTCCAGGAGCAATCAGCCCTCCAATCTGAATTGCGTTTAGGTGCTCGATATCCTGAAGGTAGAACTGGAAACATCGACGCTAGTGTTATCACTGGCCAAGGTGTCCAGGCATTGCTTGGTGCTTTTGACTCTCAGATTAAGGCTGGTCAAACAGTTCTTGCTGAGGTGTTAGAAGATGTTATCAAGTTATGTTTTGAAATGGATGAAGTCCTTTTCAATAAAGAAAAGAACGTCAGAGGCGTAGCGCAAGGAACACCGTACGAGTTAAAGTACATGCCAAGCAAGGACATTAAAAGCGATACTTCGGTAGAAGTTCGATATGGCTTGATGGCTGGATTAGACCCTTCACGTGCCCTGATTTTCTCTCTTCAAGCATTAGGTGCTGATTTAGTATCTAAAGACTTTATTCGTCGTGAGTTACCATGGAGCGTTAACGTTACTATGGAAGAACAACGTATTGAGATTGAAAAGATGCGCGAAAATCTTACTGCATCAATTACTGCAAGCGCGCAAGCAATTCCAGCAATGGTTGCACAGGGTCAAGACCCGACTAAGTTAATTCAAAATATTGCCGATGTCATTGAACGTCGTCGTAAAGGGGAGAGCATAGAGTCTGCTGCGTTGGCAGTGTTTAAGGTGGAAACACCTGAACAGCCTCCACAGACAGAGATGGCTCCGCCAGGCACACAAGGCCCAGTTGAGCAAGCGCCCCCGTCCCCAGCGGCTCCTGGACAACCTTCTGGCGGAGCCCCTCAACAACAGGGAGCACCAGCAGATTTAGCAACAATGTTAGCAGGACTAGGATAAGGACTCAAGATGGCTACAAGAAAGAAGAAAGTAGTTGACGAAGACTACTCAAAACTAGACCAGTACGCTATTGAGTTACACGAATTTTATAAGTCATTGCGTAAAGCAGGATTTACAACTGATAATGCGTTGTGGATTTTATCTGCAAAAGAGATGCGTCCTGAATGGATGGTATCAGCGCCAACACTAGACGATGTTAGAAAATACATGGATGAGGATGAAGACTAATGGCTATTAATGAAAAAGTCTCAGGTGTGGGAGCAAACGCTTCTCGTACCGATAAAAACCTCTCTGAGCGTGTAGCACGCGTACAGCGCGAAGCAAAAATGCAAAATGCATCTGGCGGTGGCTATGGTCAGCGTTCTGAATTAGAATCAATTGCTGGTGGTGCATCTACTAATGTGCCTACACCAAATATGCCAGAACCATCACGAATTTCTGCTATCCCTTCTGTTAATGCTTTTGACCCTGGTTCAGGACGCAATGGTATTCCTCTTTCAGATGGCGCAAGATATGGTGATGGTCGCGATGATAGCGTACAACCAGTTCCTGTTGATGCACCTAACCCTGATTCTATCTTCGTACGCGCTATGGCTGCAGCAAATCCAGAGTCACGTCAACTTTTGATGATGGTTGAGGCGTACAACGAGATGGAAGCCATTTAATGGCTTTAACTCCAGCGCAACGTCTCATGCAGGTTCAGATGGGTTCATTGACTCCTCAGACCTATGCAAATTTTAACTCCATTACTAACAAGTATCCTGGAATGAGCAAGGACCTTGTTATGTCTATGGTACGCCAAGGATTAGATGCAAATACTCCTGGGCTGGATAAAATTACAACAATAGACGGAATTGCTGCGCTTAAATCAGATGCTTTTAATGTAGATAAACTTAAGAAGAAGGTTACTCCTGAACGTGGAATCTTAGGTTCTATACAGAATGCTTTTGATAATACAATTTATGACCCATTTAAGGGTACTACTCGTTTGCTTTTTGCAGGACTTCGTTCTCCTTATGATGCAACTACTGCTGTTTTGCGCAGTACCACTGCAGCATTTCGTGGAGAAAAAGGTGCTGGCGGTCAGTTACTAAAAGATATTGCTGGCGGACTTATAGGAGAAAGCACACAACTTGGACAGATAGTTCGTGGGGGAGTTTCTCTTACAGGCGGACTTGGTGGACAGGGTGAAGGTTTCTTTATCACACCTGAAACTAAGGTTGGTAAAGCACAAGCCCAGGCTATGGGTAAGTATGGCAGAGTTAATGGTAAGTCATACACTATTGGTCGAGGCATTTTCAATGGTATTGGGATGAATCCAAATGGAAATGCTTATCGTGTATCATCTGGTATCGTAGATGCTGTTCTTAACGTTTCATTAGACCCAACAACTTGGTTTGGACCTGGCGCTGTTGGTAAGATTCTAAGCCAAGGTGGAAAAGTTACTGAACTAACTAAAGAGTTAGCACAAGTTAACAAGGCTGGCTTTGATAACATGGCTAAAGAAGCCATTGATGAACTCGAAAACACCAATCAGATTTTAAGAGACAAGCAATCTAAAAAGATTTCAAGTCCTTACAAGCGTTTTGCATCTAAATATAAAAAAGCAGAGCAAGAGATTATTGCAAGAGAAACAGAAATTACGAATGTTCAAGTTAACACATTCAAGAAACTTCTAAATACCTCTAAAGATATCTATGCTTGGGAAGGTGTAGACAAGGCAGCCGACGCTGTTCTGTCTCCTACCGCACTTGCTAAGTGGCTTGTAGAAAATCCTACAGTGCAGACTGGTGAATTAACTAAGGCTATTGGTCTTCTCAGTGCTGATATGAAAAACACTGGCGGATTTTTTGATGGCTTCCTCATTATGGATGAAGCACCACGTGCAAACGCTATTTCAGTCGGTGTTCACGCTGCAGATGAGTACGCTGTCACATTAAAAGGTCAGGGAGAACTCAAACTCCTTGATATGGCTGACACATTTGTCAATGCTACTGAAAAAGTACGCGTTGCAGAGAGTCTACGTCGTGCTAAGTTTGCAGATGAACTAGATAAACTTGCCAAGAACTCGCCAGAGGCTGAGTTCCGTATTCTTACAGACCTATCTTCTAAATTACGCGAAGATATGTCTAACCTTGAAGGTTTTGTAGGCTCATTATTCTCTATGGGAGATGAAGTAGGCGCAGGTAAAAGCCTAGGTACACTTATTGGTGAAATTACCCAGTACCAGAATCCTATTATTATGGCTAAGATTTCTGATTTAGTACAGAAAGTCTGGAAGGTAGACGGATTTACAAACATTCGTTCTATCTATGGTGAGACTGGTGGAGTTGTAGTAACTAATACTAAGCGTCTTGCTGCCAAAAATGCAGAGTTTGGTAATGCTGCTGCAGAAATTTTAGACCCAACTAACCTTGGTCCTAACATCCTTAAACTTCTTGATTCAGTTAAGGGTGGAAAAGAAGAAATTGCTCGTCTAGAAAACGAAATTAATACTCTGTCAAACAAGACTTTAGATTTGAAAGATAAAGAAGACTGGTTCAATGCACTTCGTGAGAAGGCACACAATGACCCAGAGATGCTACAGGAACTTATTCAAGACCCAGCAAACGCTGGCATCAAGAACTTACTTAAACTTGAACTTGAGATTACTGAAAATAACGTATTCAAAGAATCAATTCTTGCTCAAATTGGTGTTACAGACAACTTTATGGGTGAAGTCCTAGATACACCTAATGCTGAGAAGGCACTTAAGTTTATCCTTGGTCGTCAATTCCAGCCTATTGCTGACTTGATTGCAAAAGAAACTAATCCTGTACGTCTTCGTCGCTTGTTTGGTCGTAAATTAGATGACAATATGGTTACAGAACTTGCTGCCGCAACTAACTCTGATGAGGTCTTTAAGGTATTCTTGAACCAATTCGTACCTGGTGGAGACCCTGTTGCAATTAAGCAATCACTTACTGCTGGTGTAAAAATTGCTACAAACCCTGTTGCTCGTATGGTTCCTGGTGTAAATCTTGATGCTGTTCGTTATGCAGAAAACATTAACAAAGCATTTGGACGATTCTACATTCGTTCTACAGCACTTAACCTTAATGATTTGACAGGACTTAATAACGGTGTTGAGGACTGGATGAGTTCTCTAGGTATTAAGCGCATTGTTGGTAAGAACACACAAGAAAAGATTATTACTGAAACCCAGTTAGCAATATTTAAGGCTACTACAAACGCAGAGCGCGCGAAGGCTGTTGCTAGCGGTATTGGCAAATTAATGGATGAAGTAGGTAGTACTCTTGGTCTTACAGATGATAAGATTAAAGAACTCAAAGATGTTACCCGAATTGCTGGTAACGAAGAAGCATTTATTAAGTCTTACTCTTTAGAAAATGCTATCAATAACAATGGTGGCGCAGTCATTAAGACACCTAATGGAGACATTAGACTACCTGGTGGAATCCTTGAAGGTCAGTTGGTACATGATGTTATCAACCTTCCAGATAGCCGTATGATTAACCAGTCAGTAATTAATTACAAAACTAATGTTCCTTTGTACGGTGCAGCAAAGTCTGGCAGAATTTTATTAGAAGAAGCCAATGACCTATGGCGTACAGCGCAGTTGGTTGGACGTGCATCTTACATTTTCCGTAACATTGCAGAAATGCAAATGCGTCAGTTCTTCTCAGGTCACAACAGCCTATTCAATAATCCTATTGGATTTATCTCAATGGTGATGTCAGATGCAGAAGGCAACAAGTTGCAGAAGATGCTTGCTAAGAGTTCTAAGTACAATGTCAACGCACTTGGTGATTACTTTAAGACTACAGATGCAGAAGTCGAACTATCAGCATCAATTATTGCTCGTCGTGGTTTAATGCGCGGTACATCCGTTGGTGACTATGGTGCACCTGGACGTCAGGCTAGCGTATTTAAGGCATACCAAACTGTTGGAGTAGACCATCCTGATTTCCTTAAAGGACTTGCATGGACTATGAACAACTTCTCATCAGATAAGTTCATGCCTGATGTAATCAGAATCCTTGAAATGGGTAATCCTGATGCACAACTCCAGTATGTTGATAACCTTATTGCTACATTTGATGAGCCAGGTAATAAACTAAGAGAGTTCGCATCTGCAATTTATGATAACAATGAGGGAATGCGCGAGATTCTTTTTAAGAACCCTGGACTAGAAACTGGTCCTGGTCTTGTAAAAGAAAACATGAACCCAGAAAACATTGCTATCTGGCTATTTGATGAAACGCAACCAAGCAGTTACGCAGGTCAACTTAACCTTCTTGCTGGTCAAGGTGCTCAGAGAAATACAATCTTGAGTCTTATCCGTGATGGTGAAGTATTAATTACCTCAGAAGGTGGCAAGGTTGTTAAACTACAGACTCCTTATCGTCAACAAGGATTGACAACTGAGCAGGTTCTTGCTGCTGAAAAAGAGTATGTTACACGAGTTGATAACTTATTCAAGCGTGAACAATTAACTGGTTCTGTTGCAACTAACGTAGTTGAAAAGACAACTGTACAGGGTGCAACTAAGCAGGGTCAAAAGTTTGTAGACTGGTTCTTTAATTTAGCAGCACGTGCTGAAAGCAAAATGAACTTTGGTCCAGAGTTTGATGCTGCATACTGGGATTACATTGCTGGCTATGCAGATATGCTAGATACAAAAGACTTAATCACTTTGCGTAATAATGCTAATAAGGCATTTGCTCCTCGTGGTGGCAAAAAGATTATTGGGCGTGTTCCGCCTTCACTTCGTGTTATCAATAAGACACTTAAAGACCGTCTCAAGAAGACAGATTATGTGCACGTTGGTGGTACCTCAATCAAGACACTTGATGGTATTGCTGCAGACCAGGCTTCTAATTATGTTAAGAATTTGTTCTATGATGCTGCAAAGCAGAAGCAGTGGGCTAACGCCTACCGCATAGTAGCACCATTTGCCCAGGCACATTACAATACGCTTGGTAAGTGGAGTCAACTAACTGTTTCTAACCCAGTGCCTATTTACAAGTTTGGCAAGGCATTTGACGCAGCGACTAAGCAAGACTCAAACGTTATCTATGATATATCTGGAATGACATATGATGATAACCAGGGTTTCCTTTATAAGGATGAGCAGACTCAACAACTACGTTTTAAGATGCCAATTGTTGGTAGCGTGCTTGGTGCTATTGCTGCACAGAACATTAACATGAAGGATGCTCTACAAATCACAACACCTGTAGAGTCACTTAACCTTGCATTTGGTTCTCTTAACCCAGTTGTACCTGGTATTGGACCTGCAATGGTCGCAGCATATCAACTTACTGGCAGGGCAAGTGCTTTTGGTCCAGTAGATGACATTGTTAGAGATATTTTAACACCATTTGGTCAGCCTAATAACTTTGGTGACATTATTTTCCCAGCATGGTTTAAGAAGACAACTGCTGCTGGATTAGGAAGCGATGCAACTACATTGCGTGGCGTTAAGGATTGGGCATCATACCTAGCATCAACTGGCGAGTATGGAGATAACCCACTTGGCAATGATGCAGAGCGCATTAGATTGTTTAATGATGCTACTCGTATCTCACGCTGGAATGGAATCTTTGGTGGTTTGCTGCAGTCTATAAGCCCATCAGTTCCTATTCAGGAAATTCTAGTTAGCATTAAGAATCCTGAAAATAAGCAGAACTTCATGACAATGACTATGCTTTACAACCAACTAAAGACTTTAAGAGATAAATACCCTGGAGACCAAGGCAGAGCAATTTCAGAGTTTGCTGCACAGTTTGGTGCAAAGAATCTTCTTGTTGCAGTTAGCGGAACTACACCTGGTTCATCAGGTATGGAAGATGCTTGGACGTTCTTAAACAACAACCCAGGTGCTAACAACAAATATGCTCGTCCTAACGAGGATGTAATTCCTTATTTCTTCCCAGGTGGAGAGTACTCACAGAAGTACTATAACTGGCAAGTTAAGACAGGTGCTCGTCGTAAACTATCTACTTCTGAAATTATGCAGGAGTCTGAGGGTATGGTTTATGCAATGCTCAAGAGCCAGATTGCAGAACAACAAATTGCTGGTTACTACACTGGCGATTGGTATGTAGAGCAGATTGCTAGATTAGACAAGCAATTTGGTGGTGCTCGTCCAGTAGACACACTTGTTACAGGTATCTCAGATGCTCGTATTGCTGTTGTTGAAAAGGCTTTACAAGACCCTGCAATGCAGTCATCACCAGTTTACAAGCAGATATCTGAATTCTACCCAGTATTCAAGAGATTCAAAGATTCACTCAATGAAATAAAGGTTAGCAACTATGCAGAACTTTCATCTAAGGGTGGACTTCCAACATTAATGCGCGATGAACTTGTTGCATTAGGAGAAAAACTAATGACAGAAAACCCTGATTTTATCCGTATGTACTACGGAGTATTTGCAGGAATATTAAAGGAGAGTAAGTAATGGCTGACGTTAAGATACCTTATGCTCCTTCACAGGGTGGTTTTTCAAATAGACCAACTGCGTTTGCCCAAATGTCAAACGTTCGTGGTACTGGCAATCTAAACGCTCCTAACATCTGGTCCGACCCAGAAAACTTGTTTTATAAGTTTGCATTTGCTACAGAACCTTTGGCAAAGGCTCAGGCTTACCAGAACCTTAATCGCGCTCTTAACTCAACTGCTGGTCCTACAGGTTTTAAGAATCAGTTTGATTACATCTCAAGTCTTTTAGTCAAGACTGGACTAACTAAGAACTCACTAGGTTTTGCTAGCGCTTTGGATAAGGTAGTTGCTGCCTCTGTTGGCACCAATACTGACCCATTTACTTTCCTTGAGACTTACAATAAGAGTCTTAGTGGTGGCAAGACTATTAAGCAGCCAGATACTACAACTCGTTACACTAAGCAAATTCAGACTGCTATGCAGTTTAAGGACCTTGGCGATGCTCGTCAGTATTACAATGATGCTTACTTCACAGCATGGGGAAAAAACCCATCTGCTGAACTGGATAAGAAGTTTCAGGATGCTTGGAATATGCAAGTTAGAGACCAAGAAAAGCCTACAACTACAAAGACAACTACCAAGTTTGCTCCTATTTACGACAAGAAAAGCAAGAAGGTTATTGACCCTAAGACTAAGAAGCAAAAGGTTGATGAGTTCGGTAACCTAGTATTTTCTAAGATTGCTGTAGACCAATCAGGTCAAAAGCGTTATACAAGTATAGTCACTGGAGATACAACATCTGCTGGAGAAGGCTTTACGGCAGAAGAGCAGAAGCAATTTCTTGCTGACTTTCTAGTAGCCAACAATCCTAATACTGCTTGGAGTGTTGATGACTTGGGTGGTTCCGCTAAGTCTCTTTACGACACTATTGCAGCATTCCACAAGGCTAATTATACAAAGGTTCCAGACCTTGCTACCTTGTCTCCTTTGATTAATAATGTACTTTCTAGCACAGATTCAAAGGTTGCTACAGAGTACATCGCCCAATATCAAAGAACGCTTCGCAAGCAAACTGCTTCTAAGTATATGAGTCTTTCAGAAGAAATTAATGCTGGAGAAGATGCTGACAAGTATGTCAAGCCACTCCTTGAAGTATTTACTACTGCCCTTGAAAAAAACTTTACACAGGATGACCCATTTGTAATCCAAGCACTTAACTTCAAAGATGATAAGGGTGTATACCGTATGCCTAACGCACTTGAACTTAATCAAATGATTATGAACCATCCTGATTATGGCAAGACAGCCAAGGCAGTTAACGAGGCTGTTGACTTAACCCAGAATCTAAGAAGCAAGTTAGGACGCGGATAATGGCCGATGCATCATCAGCATTACGAAAGTTACAAACTGGTCAGCCATTAACAGATGCTGAAAAGAAAATACTTGGTATTTCTGTAACTACTTCTGCACCTGCAACTTCGGCATCTACTACTCCTGCACCTAATCCAGTAACGGCTCTTCAAGGTCTAAAGAATGATTCAGCAGCAACGGCAGCAAGCAAGGCACCAGTTGTAGATGAGCAAACAAAGATTGCTGGTGCGCGTGCTAATGCAGCACCTGCATCTACAGCACCAGTTGTAGACCCAACTAAAACAGCCTATGCAGATTTAACACCAGCACAGCGTGCTGCAATGACTAATGCAGAAAAAATGGATTACTTGCAATCTGCTCGTACTACTTCTATGGCAGCAGATGCAACAGCACGTGCAGCAGAAAGTCCTACAACAGACTTTGCAAATCGCCCTGATGCGCCACCAGCAGATACTAATTATGTTTATTATTATTCTTGGATTGGTGGAGTAAACAGCGGTTCTTGGAAACTTTACCGCGCTCCTAATACAGAAGAGAATCAAGTAAAATATGGTTCTCGTGCTATTGGTGGTACAACTCAAGCAACCTCAACTACCGCAGTTGGTGCTAACGCTTTAACAGTTCAGCCAAAACCTATCTACAATTCTGACGGAACTTTAATTGGTTGGGATAAAACTGGGTCTGGAAAAACTTTAAGTTCAAGTAGTTCTAGTTCAAGCAGCAGCAGTTCTAGTAGTAGTAGTAGTAGTTCAAGTAGTTCTACTAGTTCTACAAGCACTACTAGCACTACAACTAATAATGCAACTGGCGCACCAACAACTAACATTGATGTCCTTAAAGCAGCACTTCGTGGTATGGGATTCTCATCAACTATTGTTGAAGCATCTACAGCATTTCTTAACGGACTTATCAAAGATGGTCTTGATTATGATAACGCTACAGAAATCTTCTTGAACAGCAAAGATTACACACTTAAAAATGGTCAGAAGATTACATCCCCATTTTACACAGAGTATGGCTACCTTAACGAAGGACTAACTGTACCTAAGACTGCCAAGGAACTGTTTAATACAGTTGAAGGTTTTAAGGGTGTTGCAGATAAGTACAAGTTAAGTTCTAAATACCTTACACAGGATGCTCTTAAGTCATATGTTAAAAATGATGTGACAGTTGCAGACCTTGCAGAGCGTGCTGCTACTGCACAACTACGAGCACTTGAGGCAGACCCATTCCAAATTAAGGCTCTTATGGCACAAGGTTTTATATCCTCTCCTTCGGACCTAACAGACTTTTATCTAGACCCTAAGATTGGTAAAGAGCAGTTAGAACTTAACCGTCAAACTGGTGTATTTACAGCAGAAGCACTTCGTCGTGCTAAGTCTGGTATCTCATCATCAGCAGCGCAACTAGCAGGATTTAAGCAACTAACAGCAACTCTTGCTGCTAAGGGTTATTCAGAGGCACAGATTTCACAACTTGCTGGAACTGGCTTTGAGAATATTGCTCAAGACCTGCAGCCTACAACCCAACTTGCTCAGATTTATGAGAAGGCTGGTGGCACTGTTGAATCCAATGCTGCACTTACAGAGAACATCCAAAGCAGTCTTCTACAAGAAGAGTTTATGGGTACAGCATCAGAGCGTCGTAAGAGATTATCTGAGCAAAATGTTCGTGCCTTCCAAGGCTCAGCAGGTACCACAACAGGTTCCTTACGTGGAAGCAACGTACTAGGAATCATATAAAGAATCCCCACCTGGACCCATCGGCCCCAGGGGGCGTACAAGACCGATAGTACAAGCCAATACAGATACCCCATCTGAAATTGAGGTGTGCGATAACTACTAAAAGGGAGACTCGCTATGAGCGAAAACCGCGACAACTACTGGGCAGATGACGAAGACGATGAAGATT